GCATATAGTTGGCTCCTAGCTCCATTTCCTCTACAAAGCGAGGGATATAGCCACTAGATACCATCCATTTAAGGAAGTTAGAGACTACCTTAGAGCGGGCAATATCTCCCATCTCTACTGGGTAAGCCCTTACATTAGCCCTCTTCATTGAGGATACAAACAACGACACTAACTTAGTAACGCGCTCATCAATAACATGGGACTCCATATCGGCTGCACCTTCCCACGGGAAAGCGTCAGAACCATGTTTTCTTAGGTCACGGCTCTTACCAGGCCACCAGTTTCGTCTATCGTCATAGCTACAACGACATAAGTCAAAGTAAGACTCAAGCTCGTTGATCGTTTGATTGTATGCTTGACGCAAAGCCTGAACACTTGGTTCTTTGCCTACGTAAGTTAGTTCGTCGGAAGTTGTATCGCTTAACATTGGTATGTATTAGTTTATCATATCTATCAAATCTTTTTAATCCAATGATAGCTTTTTATATTATCTTCGTTACGTTCTTCGAAATAAATCATCTTTCCAATCAACTGACCCTGCATCCTTTTAGTAATCTTTACATTTACTTTACAGAAGCGTTCTCGGTGATGAACGGCAACATACATAGGGTTTGGGCATTCTCTCAATACCTTGCCCCTATATATTAATTTGTTTGGTTCTTCTTCTTCCTCGGTAGCTACATTGGGCATAGGTATGACATCATCTAATATCTCCTGCCCCTTCTCGTTAATCCACGTTAAATGTCTTGCTCCTGTAATCATATCTTCTTCTAGATGTTTAAACGCTAAGTCCATTGCTTCTTCAAAAGGAATCTCGCACTCCTTTGCTATTTGGTATAATCTCTTCTTTGCCATTAGTATCCCCCCTCGGATTTTCTTGTTGTATTCATTGAGGTATTGGAAACGTAGTCTGGACCATACCCATCGTTTGCCATACGCAAATATCGTAGAAGGTCAATCCAGTCCTTCAGTGGTTCGTCTACTTTTCCTTTATGCCCCCAGTTAATTAAACTTTGTATTAAATTGCCGCACGATGAGTGTATCTTCAAGATTGGTCTGTTTGCGTCATCTACTTCTGCGTTTGGATTGTACAGCATCCACTCATCTAATCCAGACAGTCCTGTCTCAATGTCTGCTCCGCTAGAGGGTATAAAGAACATCTCCTTAGAAGCAAAGCTTTCGAACAGATCTGTATTGTCTTCATTCTCTCTAGCAAAGAAACGGGAGTCACCTATACGCTCAAACACCTCTACGCCCAGATCACTCTCTATATCTTCAAACTCATCTATATATGCTTGGACATCATGTCCTAACTTCTTAGCCGCTGGACCAAACCTCCACTTTGGATCGCCGGACAATGCCCACTCACCATAGCTGTCTCTATCTGGCCACTCACGGAGTATGGTAACAAATCCCTGCTTGTCAACAGCAGCCCATATAGCTACATAGTTCCTAGCCCCAGCAGGGTCAACTACCTGGTACACTGTGTGAGTTTCTTTACTAATCTTAGGTAGTTCGTCTGTTACGTGTACCTTGGTACTGAAGTATGGGAACAAGGTAGTCATAGACTTAACAGGTATGCCGTAGGCACGTGTTAGTATCTCTTCCCTTGGTCTGCCCTTCAAGTCCTTAGCAATACGATCATACCCACCAAATGGGTTCTCGTCTGTGTGCAGATACACAATGCCGGCATCCCTGTTCACACTATACTGCTTAACGGCCACAGGCTCATCTAATAGCTTTGCGTGCTTAGTCTCCAATATCTCTGCGTCTCTTAGGTAGTCAGCAATGAGCTCTGTGTACCCATCAATAGGAGTAAAGCCTGTTACTAGCCTAGAGTCCCTAGTAGCTAGACGGAAACGCTGTGTGTTAATAAGCGTAGAGTCTCCTAGATACTCATCGTTACCAATACCTACATTCTCTGGGTGATTGCCTAGATTAGGGAAACCAAACTCAAAGCCCTCTAATATGGTGTGGTTATTACTAAACTGCGTATAGGTCTTGAAGTCTACACGGGTTCTAGTATCTGGGAATATAAAAGACTGACCAGTAAAACCATTCTGCATAGAGTAGTTGATGTACCCCTCAATGCCCTTAGTCTTACGTTTAAACTCCTTGGGCATAAACTCCCACATAGCAGCCTGCTGAACCTTAACGGACGTGTCAGCGTTCTGTGAGAACAATACTACGTGTCCATCCATATGCTTAGTGATAGACTCCATAAATATCTTAGCCATACCTGTAGTCTTAGCACCACGGTTACCACCAAGAACCAATACCTCATTATACTGAGACAAAGCCCACCTAATCCTATCCCAACTAACTAAGTTCACCCCATGACGCAGGGGATCCTCTATAGTAAGCTTTATAGCGTCCTCACGGGCTTTCCATACATCATACACGGCTTGCGCCCCCTTTGAGTCCAGAAGAGCCTTCAGCCTGCCCTTATCGGGCATATGTATGGTTGGATGCCTAGTCCACTGCATCTTCTTCTACATCTATTACCTCTGCCTCTGGCAAAGCATCTATAAGACTCATAGCCTCCTCCGGAGTTGTTATGTGCCTAACCTCTATCTTCTGTACATTGTTACCCGTTACATTATCAAAGGTTCTGTGTAACTTCTCCTGTGCTACCGCTAGGTTAGCTAAGTCCTTAGTCTCTGCCTTCTTTATCTTCTCCTCTGCCTCCTCTGAGCCATCTAGGTAACTAGCAGCTATCTTCTCTCCTATACTACTAATCTCATCTATAGTAGAAACCAGCTGTATGGCTCTCTCCTGCCTAAACAACCTAGCCTCGTCAGAGGCTTTGACCACACCATTAATACGCCTAGCTATGTAGTGGTGCATATCTAAGGTCTTCTTTACCTCATGAACACTAGAACCAGCCAAGAACATAGAAGCTGCAGATAACCATCTCTCTGGGTTATTGTTAGACAAACTATTCTTAGCCGTCTTCTCCTGCTCGTTTGCAAGCATAGGAGCCAAGGCTTCCCTCATCCTATCTACTAAATCTATCTGTGTCTCTTCACCACTCATATCTATCCCCGTATCTATCTTCTAAACTACTCCTATCTATCTTAGGCTCTGCCCCCACATAAGACTCCTCTGCNAGCTTATACTGGACCCTGCCATTACCCAACTTCCTCTTACTCAAATAACCATACCCCTCTAGCTCCCTCATACCCCTCTGTACACTCTTAGTCTCATCCCTACTCTCCATAGCTATTCTCTTAGCACTGAAGTCCCAGGTAGCAGGCTTAGACTTCATATACGCCCATATCCCCTTAGCCTTTAAACTCAAGCGATCATCCCCCCATATACCTTCTCCGTCTTCCATTAAACTCCAACTAGGGTTGTAACTCCACTCCACCCTATCTAATAACGACCTCATACCCAAAGGTGTATATTGCACTTTAGGGTATGTCAAGCCTAGACCCAAAGGTGCAAAACGCACCTCATAAGGATACCCTGAAAACAAAGCCCAATTAGATTGTATTTTTTAGAGGGCAGTTTATGTATATATACACAACAACAGAAAATATTTTGCGACTCCCCTCCCCCCTAGTCCCTTTCTTACGAAGTGTAATTCGTACTTCCTGGTTCGTGCTTTCTACTTACTAAATACTAATAATAATAATAATACTAATACTAGTTAATTGCTTTCCTTTCGTGTAAAAGGTTTTCTTTAGGAAAGGGGGAGATGTATTTACTGAGCATATTCTATTGGTACATTTAACGGGGTAAAAAAGAATTAACATTTATTTAAAAAGAACTATTGTAATCAATGAAAATGAAACTAATCAATTCCTATTTTATTTTTTGTCCCAACCTAAGAGTTTCAATATTTTGTATTGTACTATTTTATAAATTAAATTATACTATGTGCAGTTCAATCGAACTAATCACACTAACCAAATCACACTATGAAAACAGAAACACAAAGCCAATTAATTAAAGTTCTTAAGAAAACAGTATCAGAGCTAACAAACAATGATATATCCTCTTATCTATCCATAAGGCTAGATAACAAAATCAATAGATATGCAAACATCCTACCTAAGACTGAGCTTGATGACCTTAGAGACATTTGCGATTTACTAATGCTTAAAGAGCTTTCTAAATAAGTCGATCTTGCTTAATATAAACCTAATAAATTATAAATAATATGAAAAAGAAAACTGTTACTCAATCGACTGATAAAAAGATATATAATAGCTTAGAACGCTGGCTTAACGCGGCCAGCAATGAAGACTGGCAAGCTGGCAAGCAATGGTATAAAGAAGCACAAGCTTTCTGCAAGTATCTAGCAAGTGAATTTGATATTGATTCATATACTTGCGCGGCCGTTGTATCTTCTCTTTCGCCTAATAACAAATGGCAACGCAATAAAATAGACGCATTTAATGTGATCAAAGCATTTAAGCAGGGAAAGACTGCCAAAACTGTTTCTTGTTGCACTTATAACGCGAATAAAGAAAAGGCATTTGCTATATTAAAGGGATCTATTGAGTTAAGCGCAAAGTCTCCAAAAACCCATAGCTTTGCAATGAATTGCGGCTTGTTGTCTAGCGATCATATTACCATTGATAAGTGGCACATACGCGCTTGCCTGGTACGGCCTTGCGATGGTGTTACTGATACAGTTGAAAGTGTTACAGTAG